TGCGCGGCGGGGCACCGCGTCAGGCGCCTAGCCTTTTGCCTACTTGATGCGCGCCGCGATAACTGACGGCCGAAGTGCTTGATAACTGCCTCCACATAAAATTTCGCCACACGAAACAAAATGCCGCATGGCGAAACTATAGCACCGGCTTCGACCCTCACCAGTTCCGGTAGATCATCTCGCCGACCGGCTTGCTCTTGTCCTTTCCGTTGATCGAATACGTGTGTGCCACGCGCTTCGATTTGAACGGCTTGAACACCTGCCTCATCGCCGGGTGATCGTTGATGCTCAACACCGCTTTGCCAGCCATCGAGCCCATTGCCGCGGCCAGGCGCTCGTACTGCTCAAACCCGAACTCGACGCCATAGCCCTCGGTCTGCCAGTACGGTGGGTCGAAGTAGAACGCGGTGTCGGCCGAGTCGTAGCGCTTGACCAGCAGCGACCATTCCGAGCGCTCGATGGTCACCCTGGAAAGGCGCAGATGCGCCTGGCTTAGCGTCTCCTCAAGCCGCAGGAGGTTCAGCGCGGCCGGCGCGGTGTGGTGATAGCCGAAACTCTGGCCGGCGACCTTGCCGCCAAAGGTGAGCTTCTGGAGGTAGAAAAACCGCGCCGCGCGCTGGATATCGGTCAGGGTTTCAGGGTGCTGCATCTGCGCCCAGGCGAACATCTCGCGCGAGGTCAAGGCCCAGCGGAATTGCCGCACGAATTCGTCGAGGTGATGCTGCACGCAGCGATAGAGCCGCACGAGCTCGCCGTTAATATCGTTGAGCACTTCAACGCGGGCCGGCTCCCGCTCGAACAAGACCGCCGCGCCGCCGGCGAACGCCTCGACGTAGCAGCGGTGCGGGACGCCCTGAATGATGGGCAGCAGGTGCTTCAGCAGCCGGCGCTTGCCGCCGGGCCACGGGATGATAGGGTGAGCCACTTTCTTCTCCGTTTTGGTAGGCTTCCCCTGCCTCAGCTGGGGCGGGGAGCCTTGCTTGGGCTCACGGGCGTATCTCCCGTGTGTTTCGAGGGCCAGCGCGTGTTGACGCACGATCTGGCCGCTCCCTCTTTTTCTCGTTACTGCGCGAGCAGCGCGGGCGTCTCCTTGATCTTGGCCGAGCACCCGAATTTGGCGCCGCTGGTGTGGGCGATCTTGGTCAGCTGGCACGTGCCGAAGGCTGCAGTGGAATGAAGCAGCTCGACGTCAATGTTTCCGCTGGCGTCCTTCCACCAGGGGATGAAGATCGAGGTATTGCCCCGGCCGATCAGCCGCTTCAGCTGCTTGAAATTCGGCGTGCTGCCGGCACGGAAGACGTCGCTCGTATCGACCAGCGGCATCGTCACGGGAAGCGTGTCGCCGGGCGGGAACGGTGTCGGCCACGGTTGGCCGTCCATCGACACCGGCACGGCGTCGTCGGGCTCGTCGATCTCCCACGCCTTGTCAATGTACACATCGAGGCCCGGACTGGCCCACGCATCGCCCTGGTCGACGTAGCCGCTCGCGGCGAGATTCGCCACGCCGTTCTGGTCATTCCAAAGGCGCATGTTGAAGCCCACGATCGGATCGAGGCCGACGTCGGTCTTACCCAAGGCGACCATGCTGCCATCGCCGCGCTCATAGCTGCGCACCAGGGCCGTATTGCCGCCCAGCGAATACGTGAAGCCGGCATCGCCGACCCGCTTGCCCATGAAGGAAAACTTCAAGCCGGCCGAGCTCGCCAGGCCGAGCAGATTCAGGCCGACCAGGCCGACCAGGCCAGGCACGAACGCCGTCGCCCTGGTGAACTGGAGATCGACATACTCGGTGATCACGCCGGTCCATGACGACGGCAGGCGCAAGCGCGTGGGATCGGCCGGCCGGCCGTTGAACAACGCGGCCGGATCGGTCACCAGTGCGGCGCCCGTGCCCACGACGGCAACGGCAAAATCGGTCGGCCGCGAATGTGCGATGAACATGGCTATGCAGCTCCCCAGAAAATGCAATTTGCGCTCTGCTCGCTCGGCTTCTTCGGGCTGAATCCGAGCAGCACCAGTTTCTTCACCCAGATCGTCTGCAGCACGCCGTCCAGGAACCCGCGATAGGTGATCTGGTAGACGCCGCCGATGCGCAGCGGCCGACCGAACGGCTCGAACACCTCGCCGATATAGAACGCGCGGTCGATGGCGTAGAGGCCGCAGGCGTGATCGATGAACGCCTGGCCGTGCTCCTTGCGGTCAAGGCTCGTCTTGATCGGGTCGCGGCCATATGCCTTCGCGTAGCGCGGCGCAAGGCGCACGCGCGAGGTAACCGTCCACTGATAGTCCGCCGCGAGCAATGCGCGCACCGCCAGCGGGGTATCGCTCAGCGACGTGCTGCCATATTCGCTCGCGGTCAACGGGTCATAGTTGCGGCAACCGCTGGCGCTGGTGGTCAGCTCCTCGGCGTCGTCATCGACCGGCAGAAGCGGCGTCTTGAAGTCCGTCGGGTAGACCAGGGTGCCGTCGAGATCGCCATCGGCCACATCCTCCGGCTTGCTCGCGCGCACCACGCGATAGTCGCCCGACTCATCGTTGAACATGGCAGCCGTCGTCGAGTCGAGGTACAGCTTGAGCAGCTCGTCGATGTTCGGTGATTCCGAGCTGCGCACGCGCACGCCATAGACAAAGCCGGTCACCGCGTCGATCGCCTGCGCGTCTGCCGTCGCGTACTCGGCCAGGTCAACCGGGCCGCGATCGACCATCGTGCCGCGGATCATGCCGTCGAGGCCGGGACCGTCGAGCACGACGTTGTCGGTCACCGCAGGCAGCTCATTGATCACGATCGAGCGAATGCCGAGAAAGTTGAACGCCATCGCATCCGTGATGAAGTAGTAGATGTCATTGAACACGACGACGATGCAGAGCGGCTGATCGGCATCCGACTCGACGGTAAACACGCCCGAATAAACACCGATGTGCGTCAGCGGAAATTCCGCGTAGCGCCCCAGCGCGTACAACCCCGCACGATCGTTGTGTGGCGTCAGATAGAGCCGCGCCGGCGGCTGCACGGTGCCGTCGAATGTGTGATCGGAATAAAAGGGAACATTGCGCACGTCGAGCTTGTACGCGTAGGTGCGGCGCGCCTGCAGCAGCGGCGTGTCGAGTTTCTGCCGAACGATCAGGCCCGGCTGGGAGACGCACTTCAGGAATTGATCGGACGTCGTGTCGATGAAGAAGCGCTCCGTCACCGTCATGTCGGTGTCGGTCGCTTCCGGGTTGGTCCAGCCATCCGGCACGAAGTAGGTGGCATCGAAGCCGCACGTCGTGAAATCGCCTTGCGCCGTGATGTAGTCCGGCGCGACCGGATCGAACGAGCCGCCAAAGCTGGTCGCCTCGAACGTCGGGCGGCCATCGGTGTCGGCGTCGAACGTCACGCCGCGCCCGTCCGTCGTCTCCTCGAAGTCCGTGCCGTAGACCTTTTGCTTGCCGGCCACGCGCACTCGGCCGAACGCCGTGGTCACGCGATCGCCCATCGCGTATCGCCGGGTGGGCGCATCTTCCAGCTCAGCGGTGAACGTCCGCGCGATACCGATCAATGCCGGCCGATACTTGCCGGCAACGCTCGGATCTGCCGTCGGCGGAAACAGCTCGCGTTCGAGCGGCACGGCAAGCAGCGACATCTTGTCGCGCAGATACACGTTCCAGATCTGCGGCGAGGCCAGCTCGGCATGATCAAGGACGCCGACATAGACTGGCTCGGCCGTCGCGATCGCCGAGTACAACGGCACGCGCAGGAGCGGCACGCGCTTGCCCTTGGCGTTGGCGTTGCGCAGGCGGACGTAGCGGCCATTCGGATCATTGAACTGCACCTGCACCAGGCCGCCACTACCGAGCTCGGCCGGCGCGCTCTGGCCCATCATCCAGTAGCGAATGCCGACCGAGATCGCGATCGGATTTTGGGCGCGATCGATCACGCCGTCATACTTCTCGTGCGGCACCACATCGTCCGGCGCCGTGATGTACGGCTCCGTCGACGCCAGAATTGGCGCGATCGTGCCGCTGGGCGCCCACCAGCCAAGGTCGCCGGGAGGATATGGCATCGGCGTGTCGCCGGGATTCGCCTCGACGGCGAGCTGGCCGACATCGCCGCTCACAGTGGCCGCGTAGAACCATTCCTGGCCGGCCGGGATGTCGAAGGTCGCGCCGATCTGCACGCCATCGACCCTGATCGTCGCCGTGTCGTCAGGCAACACAGTCCATTGCACGTTCTTGCCGAGCGCCACCGTGACGCCAAGGTCGACGAGCACGGCGTTGTTGCTGTAGACCTTGCCGTCGCCGCGGCAAAAGCCGAGGCCGTGCGCGTCCTCGCCGAGGAACTTGTTCGCTGCCGCGGCGGCCGTGCAAATGCCCTCCAGCAATGGCGGCACGCCGGCTGTCGGCGTCAGTGCCGGCGGCGATCCGCTCGGCGACCAGGCGAAGAAGTTGATCGCGCTCGCGGCCGTGATCGCGATCGTCGATCGTGCCATGCGGTGTGGGTTGCATGTCGTCGACACCTGCAGCACGTGGTCGGTTTCACTCAGCGCGAGATCCGCACCGAGCGAGGGTTCGTCGAAAGTGGAATAAAGGCGCGTCATGAGTCGGGGAACGCGTCTGCGGGTGGAGTGAAATTAGACCCGCGATTGCGAACATCGCCCAGCAGGACGCGAAACTGCTGCCCGTACCCAGTGAATTGACTCGGTGCGTTAGCCGCATCGCCGGTGCCAATAACGAATTTGATGCCGCTGGTGTTTGGAAACGCGGAGGTGCCGTTGGCGCCGGTCAGGCTGACATAGGTCCCGCCGATGGCGATCTCCAGCGTCAGCACCCCAGAAATGAGCCGTCGCTGAACTCGAACAAACGTCCACGCGTTCGCAGGAACAGTTGCGCTGGTGACGACATCGATAAAGCTAGAGCCATTGTTAGCAGCGAACCTCAAGGTCGCATCGGCTTTTCGGCGCAAAAGCCAAAAATTGGTGCCGGCGCCCGAACCGCGATGGCACATCACTTCGCCGTCAGTTGCTGACGTCGGATAAATCCAGCTATCAATGCAAAATTCATTGCTTCCAAAAGCGTGCGCCCATGCGGCGGCGGTCTGAATGCCAGCGGTGCCTGGGAAGGCAACGCTCGAACCGCCGTACTTTGCTTGTGCGGTGCTCGTTGTGGCGCCAGTGAACACCGTCCAACTTGTGCCCTTTTGATCGGTAATAACGGTGCCACCGTTCGCACCGTTTCCGTGTAGAGCCAAGATTACATTGGCCCATTTGTCATCCTGGCGCGTGAGCGACTGACTGGCACTGACCGAAGTAGCGCCGAGCGAATCGGTCACCCCAACGGTGAACGTCGACGTTGTCCCGCTCGTGCACGTGCCGGAGAGCACCAGATTCGTTCCGCTGATCGAAAGCGAGAGACCCGATGGCAGCGCGCCAGAAATGACGCCTGTGCCACCGGTCAACGAGAAGCTTCCGTTGCCGCCTGTGATGGGAATGCTCTGGCTGTACGACACTCCGTCGTAGAGCGGCGAGGCGAACGTCGACGTGCCCAATGACAGCGCGGCATAGTCATTGAACGACTGCGCGCTTGTCGCGTTCTGGCCATCGGTGGAATCGACCGAGAAGGTCACGGCGTCCGGCACGGCCGATGCGGTCGGCGTTCCCGAAACGCGCAGCTTATAAGTGCCCGAAACGTTGACGATGGAGAGCGCCAAACCGGACGCAAGCGAACCTGAGCTAATGCCGGTGCCACCGTGCAATGTATAAGGCGCGGTGCCGCCGCTGATCGTCAGATCGCTCTGATAGGCAACGCCGACCTCGGCATTCGCAAGCGCTCCCGAGATCGCCAGCGCGGCGTTTACGGTGATCGATTGGGCTCCCGTAACGTTCTGGCCATCACCGCTGTCGATCGACAACGTGAACGCATTCGCTGCCGCCGTCGTCGGCGTGCCGCTGAGGCGTGCGTACTTGAGGCTGGACACCGTGACAATTGATAGCGCCAGGCCACCGGGCAATGCGCCCGACGAGATGCCCGTGCCGCCATGCAGTGAATACGTGCCGTCGCCGCCGCCGAGCAAGATGTCGCTCTGGTAGGCGATCCCGACAACAGCGGCTGAAGCGAACGTGCCGGTCAACGTGAGCGCCGGATCTTCGGTGACCGACTGAGAATGCGTGGCTGTGACCACGGAGCCGTCGACCTCGTGAGCATCGACTGCGACAGTGATGCTTGCCGTGACATGTGTCGTCGGCGTCCCGGACAAGCGCAGATATTTCGATCCGCTCACCGTGACGATCGACAGAGCCAGCCCGGCAGGCAGGTTCGCGCTCGTGCAGCGCGGGTTGCTATAGATCCCATCGCCGCCGGTGATCAGGATGTCGCTCTGATAGGCAACGCCAATGATGCCCAGCGCCGTGAATGCCCCGGTCAAGGTGATCACGGGATAACGGATGATTGCGCTGTCGAAGAAGGTGGCAGATACGTTGCCGAGCGAATCGGTGACCTGGATTCCCCACGTATAGGCGCCGACCGAAGTAGGCACCCGCGTCCATACGCCGGTCGAAGGATTGAGCGTCCACCCTAGGGGCGACGTGCCCACAACCACGTGCCAGTCGTATCCAGTGCCCGAGCCGCCGCTGATGCCATAGCTGTAGGAATCCGAGTCGCCGACGCGCATGTCTCCCGCGTCGCCGGTGATGACGATCGGCAGCACCTGCACCGTCAGCACGAACGATGCGGTGACCGGATTGCGATCGCCGTCGAGCCCGGTCACCGTGATCGGATACAAACCCGACGCCGTCGAGATGCCAGCGAACGTGAGCGTGCCATCGCCGTTGTCGGTGGCGATGATGCCGGCCGGCAGCACGAGCGCGCCGGGGTCGTCATACACCAGCGTGCCGACGCCGCCGATTTGAAACAGCGTTTCGCTGTATGCAACGCCATAGATGATCGGCGGCAACACGCCGCCGATGCGCAGCTCGGCGGCAATGCTCATGAGCACGGCGATGCGTCCGGCCATCAGCTGAACGCTCGATCAGTCTTCTGCTGCATGCCCCAACGATTGACCGCCGCGGTGTTCTGCACGATCGCCGCCGTGTTGCGGTCGATCGCTGCTGCGACATCACTGCCGTTATTGGCCAGCGCCGCGGGAATGCCGCTCACTGCATCGCCCACGCGACCGATCTGCTTGCCGACGTCGCCACCATCATCGCCACCGCGGCCGTTCGCCGGAGGCGGCGTAGCTGGCGCACCACGCGCCGGCTGCGGCGTGACGGTGATCGGCCCAGTCGCCGTGCGCGCGCCCGGCTTGCCGCCAGGTGCGGCCGTCTGTGCGGTGTTGGGATCGGTCTGGCCGAAGTCGCTCTGCTTGGTGTACGTCAGCGGCGCGCCGCGCGCCTGGTCGAGGATGTCCTGCAGCAGCTTGTTCGTGATATCGCTGGCGTTGAGAATGCCCTCGTTGATCTTTGCCTGGTCGACGAGCTTGCTCAGGTAGTCCTCGGTCGATTGACCGTTGAGTTTCAGGTCGGTGCCCAGCGCACCGAGCGGCACGCCGAGCTCCTTGAGCACGTCGTCGATGTTCTCGCCGGTGAAGGCCGAGATCTGCGCCGCGTTGTTGGCCAGCTGGAACGCGTCGAGATAGCGCGAATTGTCCTGCTGCTTGACCTGCGCGCCCTGCGCGTCCTGGATCTTCGAGATGTCGAAGACGTTGCCGGTTTTCTTGTAGTCGTCGTACAGCGATTGCAGGTAGTCGGCGCCGTACAGCTTCGAGGCGAGCTGTTGCGTCTCCTGCTGGAGCTGCAGCAGCGCGTTGGCGCCCTGGATCGCGAACGTCTTGATGATCGTGGCGACGCCTTCGGCGCTCGCGCCCTGCAGGCCCTGCGCTTGCGCCAGGGCGTTCGCCTGGGCGATCGCCGCGCTGACCGAATCGCCCATGCTGCGCACGGCCGATTCGAAGTTCGTCACGCCGTCGACCATGTCGCGGAACGGCTGGATGAACGCGGCATATTGCTGCGCCGCCGCCTGCGCCTGATTCGCCGTCGTGCCCAGATCCGCGTTGACGACCGCTAGCGCCTCGCCGGCCTGCAGCCACTTGACGACGTCTTCGGGGCTGAGCGTGTCGAACACCGAAGTAAACGCAGCGCGGAACTGCGCCATCGATTCGTTCGGGTCCTGGCCGATCGCGGCGAACAGCTTGCTCTCGTTCGCCTGGTCGACCTTGAGCTTCGCCGCCGCCTGCTCGCTGCTCGAATAGTAGTTGGCGAAGTAGTCGGACCACAGCGTGTTGAGGTTGTCGAGGCTGCCCGCGGCCTTGACCATGTCGTCGCTAAACTCGACGAAGGAAGTGCCGGTCTTGCTGGTCGTGAGGCCGAGCTGGTCGAGCGTCGACTGCACGTCGATCGTCTCGGTCTGCAGGCGCACATACGTCTGCACGAGCGACTCGCCGCTGACGTTGAGCTTCGCGACCTCGCCGGAAATATCGGTCAGCGATTTGTCGTCGCCCAGCAGCGACGTTCCGTTCTTGACATCAACCTCGGCGGCGACCAGCAGCTGCGCCGCGTCGTATAGCGTCTGTGCGTTGCTCTGGTATTTCGCCGCGATCTGCGAGGCTTCGTCCGTGCCGAGCGCCTTGTTCACCTGGGCGATCAGATTGTCGGCCAGCTCGCGCGCCTGGAAGTCGGTCGACGACTCGTTGTATACCTGCCCGAGGACCGTCGAGGTTTGCGTGATCACCTTGCCGTTCTTGTCGAACGCCTGGTTGAACGCGCCGGTGATGACGTCGGCTACCGTAACGCCGAGCGCATCGGCCGCCGAAGTGCGCACCTGGTCGAGCTGCTTGTCGAACTGCGACAGCGCATCGAGCTGGTCCTGCGACGCCGGCGTCGAGACGTCCTTGTATTTGCCGCTCGAGAACAGCGCGCCGTGCTTGTGCTCCTGGTAGAAGTCCTGGACCGTGGAGCCTCCGGCACCGACGGTGATTTCCTGCGAGGTCTGCCCGGTCGGCTTGTAGTCGGTGCCGAACACGTTGCCGCCGGTGAGCGAATTGATCAGCGATGCAGCGGCGAACGCCCAGCCGACGACCGGGACGAAATAGGCGGCGGTGGCCGCGGCGGCGCCGGTGACAACACCACCGACAGTGCTGCCGAACAGCTGCTTGCCGAGCTCGTAGCCGCCAAACGCGCCGCCGAGCACGGAGCCGACAGCGCCGCCCCAGCTACCGTTCGCGCCACCGATCTGGTCAGCCAGGCTGCTGTTGAAAAATCCGGTGGATGCGCCCGCAGCGCTCGGCGCGTACTGCAGCGTGCCGGCTTCGTCGATCGCGTTGCTCGCACCGCCGAACGCGAAGTTGGAGAAGCCAGAAGCCAGGTTCTTGCCGGCATCGATCCACGAGCTCGGGCTGAAGAGGTTGAAGCCGCCGCCGCTTGCGGCCGCGCCGCCGCTGCTCGCATTGTTCAACAGCAATCCGAGCGCACCCTGCGCGGTCCCCAGATCCGGACGCGTGCCGCCGAATACCGAGTTCAGGATCGGATTGATGATCGCGAGCTTCTCGAACTCGAAGATGATCTGCTCGACAACCTGCTTGGCCAGGTCGACCAGGTCCTTCATCACCGAGCCGCCCTCGATGATGTCCTTGTTAATCGCCTGGAACGCCTGGCCGAAATCCTGCTCGGCGGTCTGCGCCCAATCGCCGATCAGCGATCGCTCCTGCTGGAGCGTCGCCATGTAGTCGGCATGCCCACGAGCGCGCTGCTTCAGTCCATCGAGTTCGGATAACAGCTGCTGTTTTCGGACAAGATCGCCGGCAGTCGCCGCGGCCTCGATCGCGTGCTGCATATCGCGCTCGGCCTGCAGCTCCTGGGTTTCGAGGCTATGCGCTTTGCCTAAATCGGTGAGCGCGTCTTCCTCTTCCTTGTATCGCGCGAGCAGCTGCTGCACGGCGTCGCCGTCGTCGCGACGAATCCGGTTGAGAATAGTCAGGCTGGCAGCTTCATCGGCATAGTGCTTGGCCGCTGCGGCGCTCAGCGCATTACTGGCGTCGACGTCGGTGTTGTATTCCTCGATGCCGATCTTCCCGGCCTTATACAGATCGGTAGCGATCTGAATCAGCTTGTTCGCGAGCGTTTGCTGGGTCAGTTTTTCCTTGAGCAGCGTCGCTTCTTTGCTCTGGCTCGCGTTGAGCTGCTCAATCGCACTGACGACCTGTAGCTCGAGGCCAGGGAGCGCCTGTTCTTCCTGCTGAAGCTTGCGTGCGGCTTCGGCCGCGGCTTTCTGAGAAGCGGTCTGTGCATCGAAGCCTTGCGCGGCCTTGATCGCCGGACCGTAGATAGTGTCCAGCGCCGACTTGATGTTCGCGATTTCGGCGGTCGACTTGCCGACGGATAACCGATCGACTTCCTGTTGCTCCTGGAAGGCCAGCGCAGCTGCCTTCCCCTTCCCTAAGGCGGCCGTCTGTTCCTTGAGGCTATTCGTTTCCGCGTCGAGCTTCGGCGTCAGCTTTTGGACCGCATCGCTCAGGTCGGCATCGGCGCGCGTAGCTTCGCCCGCGGCGGCCGCATTCGCGCTCGCAAGATTCGCTGCGCCCTGCTGGAGTTCGGTGCCACCACCGTTCGCCGGCGCGATGACTCCGTTGATGAGCTTGGCCGCCAGGTTACCCAGGCCGGTCGGCGTGAAATCGGCCAGCGAAAGACCACTGGAGCCCGCGCGCTGGAAAAACTTGTTCGACTGATCGAGCGCCTTGCCGATCGCGGTCGTGATCTCATCCCACGCCTTGACGATGGCGCCCTGGCCCGCCTTGTAGGCATCGGCCCGCCCTGTGAGCGCCTGGGAGAAGAGTTTGGTTTCCAGCGCGGCAGCAGCCGTCTTCTGCCCTTCGTCGGCGAGCTGGATAATTTCGATCGCCTGCGCGGCGGTAAGAAAATTATACTTTGAGTTCAGCTCCGCAATCGCGGCGACCGGGTCCTTGGCGATCTTCTCGAACTCGCCGACCGCCTTGTCGATCGACTCGCCGGTGAGCGTTGCAAAAGCAATCGAACCCTGCGCGGCATCCCTCAGTTGCTCGCCGGCTATGCGCCCGTTGCCGGCAAGCTTCGTCAGCGCCTCGGACGCCTCACCGTAATGGCCGGTCGCCGCGCCGATTTCGGTCGTCAGCTGGCCAAGGCCCTGCGCCGTCTGCCCGGCGTAGTTGCCGGTGAGCAGCAGCTGCCGGTTGAAGCCGTCGATCTGATTTTCGGCGCTGACGAATAGCGCGATGGCGGCGCCAATGACGGCGAGCGTGCCGATCACAGCAGCGCCGGCGGCCGTGAAGGCGAGCTGCACGATGCCTGTCGCACCGGCAAGCGTGCCGAGCTCGCGCTGTGCCTGGCCGAAATTGCCGCTCAGAATATCCTTGATGAACAGGCCGAACTCGCGCCGCGTGTTCGACGTGTTGAGCGTGAGCACCGATTCGGCGGCGCTCGCATCGTTGATCGCCTCGCGGGTCAGCTCGATCTTGCCGGCATACGCGGCGAAGTCCTCGCCGCTGATCGCACCGCTGCTCTTGAACTTCTTGAGTTGCTCCAGCTGCGAGTCGAGCGCGCCGAGCTTCGCGACGGTGGGATCGATCTTGCCGATCAGCGCAGTGAGCGCGGAGGTTTGATCGCCGATAGCCGCCGACGCCGTCTTGGCGTCGGCGGCGGACTTGTATTGCGCGGCCGACAGGTTCGACTGCTGGCGCAGCGCTTCGATCGCGCTATCGGAAAGCGTCTTGTTGCTGCTGACCGTCTCCGCGGTCAGGTCGGCGACATTCTTGCGCGTGGACGCTATCGCGGCGTCCAGGCCGCTTGCGTCGCCTGTGATTCGGTAGCCGAGGGTTTGGTCTGCAGCGCCCATGTTCTAAAGCCTTACTCCTCGTTCAACACGGGCTGCGCGGCGTACTCCATCACACGCACGCGCTCCAAAACGTCAGGCCACTCCTCGTTCGGTATCTGCTGCAACTGGCACACCGAGAAGATTTCCATCGCCGTGATGCCGTCGAAGTACACCTTCTTCAGCCCCTGGCTCTTCTCCCATCGACACCCGGAAAACACGCAAACCGCAGTCCAGTTTTCCGGCCAGATCAAACCCGGCTCCGCGAGCCGGGCTGCTTCTTCGCGCTCCATCGCGATGGCGTCTTCGGTCCAGTTCTGATTGCGCAGATCCTCGGCGTGCGCCTCGATGTCAGAACCGGGGCAGCCGCGCGCCCACCACACGGCTGCCTCTCTTAGTTTTTTGCCTGCCCCTCCGGATCGAGACGGCCGACCGATTTCAGCCAGGCCTTGATCACGCCCTTCTTCACGCCGACAACGTCGAGCAGATCCGAGCGCTCCACCGGCTCGGTGAACATCGGCTTCTCGGCGTTCGGCACGTCCTTGAAGTTCAGGAACACCTTGCCGAGCACGATGTCGTCATTCGCCACCGAGCCATCGCTGGGCGTCAGCACTTCCTTGACTTCCGATTCCTTCAGGCGAGGAAACTCGGCCATGAACTTGCGCGGCTCGATCTTGCCGTCCTCGGCGATGATCGAGAACAGCACGATGTGCCAGTAGGTTTTGCTCAGGTCTTTGGTGAACATGGATACATTCCTCGTGGGGGATCATTGGGTGAGCCGCCTCGCGCGGTTGCGCAAGGCGGCAGCTCTCCCGTGGGGGCACAGGGATTGCGTGGTGCGAACGATCAGGTGAAGGCCAGCGACATCTCGTCGTCGACGCCCGAACCGCCGGCGGCGCCGGAATAGAGGAAGTTCAGATCGGCATCGAGCGTGGCACGGCCCTTGTCGTCGCCGTAGGCCGGCGTCTTGAGCTGCGTGTAGCCAGCCGCGAGCGTCCAGATATTGCCGGCCGTCATGCCATGCACGAGCGTCAGGCCGCCCGTGGTGTCTGCCTTGGCCGTGGTGAAGTAGTTCTTCGTCGTCAGCGTCGGAGCCAGCAGACTGACCTTCCCGACAGGCTTGCGGTCCATGATCTCCACGGTCTGCTCGCCGGGGTTGTCGAAGAATTCGACGTCGTTGCCGTGGTCGTAGCTGAAGCTCTTGAAGATCGACGCTAGTGCGTGCAGCGTGACCGTCGGCGTGTATGCATACGACACCGGGCGCGGCACCGTAAAGCCGGTGAAGTCCGGCACGATGTCCGCGATCGAAGCGGGGTCGACCCACAGGCCCGTGAACACGAAGTGGAAATACGCAATGCTCTGGCTGTCGAACTTGATCTGCCAGCTGCCGCGCGCGCCGACCAGGGCGTGGCGCTGCCCATCGAGCTGGAAGTACATCGTCAGCGACGTCGTGCCGCTGGATGCCGGCGCGTAGGTCACCGAGGTCACCGCGACGATCGTCTCGCTCATCTGGCACGCCTTGAACAGCTTGCCGTAATTCGGCGCGGTTCCCGCCACGCCAGAGCCGGCCGCCTCGACATCGAACTCGAGCATCACATGCGCGCCGGTGTGGATATCGCCGGAGTTGCCGAAGGCCTGGCCGTCCAGGTCCCGCGAGATCGCGTTCGCACTGAACGGCGTGATCTTCGCACCGTGCGTGCGGATCGCGTCGGCCGCGACCAGCGCGACCGCAGTGCCGTAGACCGATTCGGCCTTCGCGAATACGGTTGTTTTCTTGTTGCGCAAAGCGGTCATGGCTTACTCCTGATTCGCCGGCGCCGGGGTGGCGGCAGCGGTGGGTTTCGGTGCGGCCGGCGCCGGCTTGGCCTTCTTCGCGGCGGCTTTCTTCGCCTTGGCTTTCGGCGGCGCGGTCTTCGCGGGTGCCGGCTGCGCTACGTCGGGCGCCGGCTTGGTGGTCGGTTCGTGCCGGAGGAACGTTCCATCCTTCGAGTAGTGGAACGTGCCGCCTTGCGACTTGTCGGGTGCTTTCATGGGTTGCGCTCCAGGTAACGGATGGTGTTGAGTCCCAGGCGCGCCGCATGGCACAGCACGCCGCCGAACATGACAGGGCCGGCGTCGTCGAGCTGGATGCACGATTCGCCGTCGCCGTTGATGCAGGTGATCGCTGCATCGCCGAGTGTTTCGTCTGCCGCAAACGCGTTGCGCACGCCCTCGATGAGCGCGTCGAACGTCAGTTCGCTCGCCGCGGCATCGTCCAGCGACATCACGCCCTGGATGCGCCAGCGAATGCGCTCGATCGTGCGGCCCTGCACGTTTCCGGTTTCCTGCGTCAGCGCGCGCCGCACGAACCAGCCCTTGATCGGCTGACCGGCGCCGGCCGAATACAGCAAGGCCAGCGTCTTCAGATCCGCCGCGTAGCGCTCGTAGGCGTGCACGACGCCAATGCCGGAGACCGCGTTCATGCGCGTGACGATCGCCGTGCGGATATCGGCGACGGTGCTCACGCCGCACCTCCGGCGAGCTGCGCGCCGATGCGGATCATCGCCGCGTCGAACTGCTCGCGGATGTAGTCCTGCGAATCGTTCCAGGTGGTCTGCCACACCGGGTTGGCTTTCGTGCCGCGCTTGGCGATCGCCGCGCGGATCGCGTAGGCCGCGTTCTTCGCCGACAGATCGAGCAGGCCGAGCTTCACCTGCACCCAGTCGAGCAGCGGCTGGATCGGCATCCAGTGCGGGCCGGTGCCGAGCTCGACGTAGGGCGCATACGGCAGCGCCGTGAACACCATGCCGATCACGTTGTCATCGAGCGCCTGCTCTTCGGTCTGCACGCTGCCGCGCAGGCCGGCCGAGCCACCGGCGCCGCTCGGCAGCCTTTCGGTCACGCGCGCATGCAGCGTCTCGTCGATCTTCTCGACCGCGGTAAGCAGCTCGGCTCGCGTGATGTCCGGCGCCCGCTTCCAGGCGTCGGCCAGCTGCACGAAATCGCTGGCGTCGAGCTGCAGGATCATGCCGGGCCGCCTGGCCAGGTCTGCACCGGATGGAACAGGCGCGCGCGACCTTGCACATCGGTGCGCTGCGGATTGGCATCGGCGCTCGCCGGCCGCACGCGATCGGCCGGCGCGACGCCGACGATGCGGATGTACTCGGCCAGCAGATCTGCCGCGCGCTTGCGAAAGCGATCGGTCTTGCCCTGGTGATCGGTCACGTCGGCCGTGATCGTCGGCGAGCCCTCGGTCGCGTAGTACGCGGAGAGCTGGCCACACAAATCCGATGCCGCCAGGCACGCCACGGCGCGCGCATGGCGCGGCGGAATCGTGTCGTGTGTGTCGTCGAGCAGCTGCGGCGCCGTGAACGTCGCGCGCAACGTGTCGCCTACAAGCGGAACGAACAGCAGCGTGAATTGCTGCGTGCCGTCCGGCTTGTCGTACAAAGAGATCGCTGCGGCATCGAGTAACGTAGTCGGGATGTTCCCGATCGGATATTCGAGCGCGCGCAGCGAGGATTGTCCCACCACCCATTCCGTGGGCGTGTCCAAGCGCTGGGTGCCGTCGCTGACCAGGTCATCGACGAGCACGCGCGGCGCGTCGATCGAGTAACGCGCCACCGCGTTGACGATCGCCGAGTCGCGACTGCCAGAAGCAATGACCTGGTCCTTGTCACGGACCAGGTCATCGACCAGCGCTTGGGTATCAACCAGCGACATGGTGGGTTAGGCGACAACGCCCTTGTAGGCCGGACGGAAGTCGACCACTGCGCCGCTGTAGATATGCCGGATCTTGTATTTGATCTGGTCATTCGAGAACAGCGAGCCCTGCGTCGGCATGTCCTGCACGAACAGCTCCGGATTTTCGTTGCCGCCGTAGAAGCCGACCTCGATGAACGGCGCATCGCCCTTGTCGGCGAGCACGCACCAATCGTTCGCGTCGGTCCAATAGTCGACGATGTGGGCAGTCGGCTTGCGGCTCTGCACGAACGTCTGGTCCAGGTTGGTGCCGCGCACGAAGAGGTTGTAGATCGTCTCCTCGAGCTCGGGTGCCGCGACGATGTGCTTGAGCACCAGGCCCAGGCGTTTTGCGCTGTCTTTCTCGGTCTGCTCTTTGATCGCCAGGCGCGCAGCGGCGAAGCTCGTTGCATCGAGCGCGGCCGTGCCCAGGTTGTTGTGCGTGGCATGGAACAGCGCGACGGTGTCGTAGATCGCCGGGTTGGTGCGCAGGAAGTCGAAGATGAACTCGAACAGCGTGCGCGATGCGGCCTTCGACAGCTTCTGCGGGATGCGGCGGATCAGGCCGGCATCGTCGTTCGCGATCGTTTCGAGCGAGAGCGTTTCCGTGCCGCCGCGCTTGGTGATCGCGTAGGTCGCCTTCTCGTCGGTCGGCGAGGTCAGCGCGTTGTAGCCGCCGTTTTCCGCAACGGCCGGCAGGTTGCCGTAGCCGCCCATGCGGTTGCGCTGCTGCGTGCGGAAGTCGTTCACCGGCACCACGTCGACCATCCAACGCCAGTCGCCGTAGGCTTCGCCGTTGGCGTAGTCCGCGATCATGGCGCGCGTGATCGAATCGCCGAGCACATTGGCGAACGTCGCGGCGCTGATGGCCTCGCGGAAGTTCATCTCGCCAACCGACTCGCGCAGGCGGGTCAGGTCGCAGTCGTTGATCAGGCCGGTCACGCGCTTGTCGCCGGTGATGTCGACGTAGGCTTCGCGGAAGCTGCGCAGCGGCTTGGACTTGTCGAAGAAGTCGGAGAGCATCGACTTGACCTTGTCGGCGCGGTCCTCGCCCGCCTCGATCTGGCCGCCATCGCCCAGGCCGCGAACAGCCGGGCCGCCCTCGCGCAGCTTCACGACCAGGGCGCGCTCGTCCTCGATTGCTTTGGTCACGTCGGCATCGGTGAACGTCACGGCTTCGGCGAAGCGCGCGTTCAAGCGCTGCTGCAGGATCTCCGGCAGCTTGCTCTGCGCGATCGCCACGCGTGCATTCGCGCGCGCCTCGACCATGCGGAAACGCGCGTCGAGGTCGGCCTGGGTGACCGGCACGGGCGCTACCGTGCCGGCACCGGTGCCAGCTTCGTCGTCGTGTGCATTCTCGGCCGCCAGCGCTTCGCGGTATGCGGTCATCACTTCATCGTCGGTCGCCGCGACAAGCGCGTCGGCCCGCTTGGCGCCGAAGGCTTTGGCCTTGCTAGCGCGGATATGGTCAAGCATCTGCTGACGCAGTTTCATGTCGCTCTCCAGGAGGGATTCGGTGAAACGGATGACTTGCCCGCCCGCGCCGGGCTCGATGATCAGGTCGACGCTGCTGACCTTCGTCAGCGACGTCGCCTCGCGGAGCTTGCCAACGCGTTTGGCTTTGCCATCCGCGTCGATCGACAAGCCGAACAGGTCCGTCATGCCACGCGCGACGGCTTCGCGAAGCTTCGCTGCGACGTCGCTCGATTCGAGCACGTCGAAGATGGCTTGGATTTGCGCCGGCTGGTCGCCGGCGGCCTCGACGAAGCGAGGCTCGGTCAGCTTGCCGACCAGGTTCTTGAAGTCCTTTGCCTTCTGGTCGCCGCTGACGTGCTCTGCATCGTTCTTGGCGAACACGCGCACGCCGTCGAATAGCGGCACCGCTTCGCGCAGCACGGCGGCCGGATAGGTCACGCCGTTGAGCGACGTGCCGGCCTTGATCACGCGGACCAGGTAGCGCGCGGGCTTGGAAGCATCGGCGGCGGCGAGGGCTTCGATGAAGAAGCCGTTCGCCGCCGCTTCTGCCACCCGTGCCCCCACAGGTGCGTAGTCGACGACGACCTCCGTCGCGGCGCCGAGCGTCACAACGTTGTCGTCGCCGATCGTGTACGGGTAGGAGTAGTAGCGACCGCGCGAGCAGACGATCACGCGGTCGGGAAACACCGCATCGATCATCCAGTAGAAGCCGCACAGATCCGGCGAGTTGTCGCGCGTCGTGCGGACTGCGGCGTTGACCAGGTCGATGACCTGGCCGAGTTCCGACGCCGCTGCTTCACGCAGCTGCACGCCCGAGATACCGGCCGCGGCGATGGCCGCGGCGATCGCCTTGAGTTTCACTTGCTGTCGCCCTTCGCGGCGGCGACGACGTCCTTCCAGACGTGCTTGGCATCCTGCAGCACGCGGTGGATGAACTTGCCGGCCTTGCGCTCGGCCAGCACGATCACCTCGCCGATCGGCGTGTAGCCTTCTTCACCAGGTGCTGCTACCGGCGTGGCGGTCTGCTCGGCGGAATCGGTTGCGGCGCCATCGGCGCCCGCTGTTGCGGTTTTGGCTTTGGGAGACACGGCACACTCCGTAGCGAAGGGGTTTCGCTTGCGGAGCGGATGATGCGGAGAGCGCCCTGGGGAATTCTTTTAACGGGCGATAAAGAAACCCCCGCGCTCGGCGGGGTATGAAATCAGCTTAGCACGCGCGACGGCGCAAAAAAAACCGCGGGCGAATGAACGCCCGCGGTTCGTCGAACGCCAGAAAGAAATCGGACGCGCTAGTAGGCGCCGGCGCCGAGGTCTTTGTTGATCATATACTCGTAACCTTTCAGCAGCGTAGCCAGCGTGATCGCGCTGCAATCCCATGCCGACGCACCCTCCACCGGCTGGTTATTGAAGTCGAGCGCAGCCATCGGACCGGGCGACACGTTGATGAAGTGCGTGTTTGCGGTGCCGTGGTTGATCGCCGCCTTCTGCTTCTTCGTCAGCTTGACGTACTTGCCGATATCGCCGACCTGGTCGAGCGGCTGGAACCGCCCGATGATGGCGCGCGCCGCTCGCGTGTGATCCGCATCCTGCTGCCCCCAGGCCGACAGCTGGGCAACTGCCTCGGCATGGGCGCACGTCGCAACGGACGCGGTATTGGCCGTGGGCTTGCTGCCCTTGATGATTCCGTCCTTGGTCCACTTCGTGACCATCGTTGGTGAAAAAGCAAATTTGAGGTGACCCTTCATCTGTACTCTCCTGCCACATGACGCAACAGCTGCGTCAATTCAAATCGCTAGGGCTCGGGCACCGCGACCATCATGCAGCCGCAGTTGATCGTGTTGAACGCGCTGGCGTTCGGATCGCGCGGGTAGCGCAGCTGCTCGGTCTCGCCGGTGCGCAGATCCACGATGTCGAAGGGCTGGGCGACCGGAATCGGATCGGCAAGCGTCTGCTGCGCGCACAGCACATGGCCCGGCCGTGGGTGCGCCTTGCCGCTATGCACCCAGCGCTTGCGCAAGCCCGGCCGGCGCGCGAGCTTGGCGAGCATCGTTTCGTACTGCGCCGCCGAATAGGCGCGGCCGATCTCGGTGTAGGCGATGGTCATGGCCCGGCGCCGCGGCGCGCCGCCCAGGATGTCCTGGATGTCGCTGATCGTGTCGGCCATCGAGCGCACGCCGAGGATCTCCTGCGTCAGCGCCGTGTTGATCTGCTTGATCGCCTCGCGGGTGATGTCCGCGATCTTGTGCGTCATGAACTGCTCGATCGACAGCAGCATGCGTTCGCTGATGCGCGGCGCCAGGCCAACGTCGCCGAGCTGCTCGCCGACGATCTCGATGCCGCCGGTCCACACCTCGCCGGCCGCGTCGCGCATCGCCTGGTCGGTGGCGTTCTGGAACACGGCGAGCACGCGCGAGATCTCCGCGCGCTGCCGATTGAGCCGGCGCGCGGCGTCGGCCGACGTCACGCCCTGCAGGGCTTCATCGATCAGATCCTGCGCGATCTTCAGCTGCTTGAGGATTTCCAGCAGCAGCGCGCGCCGGATCGACGGCAATGGCTGGGTCGCCATCGCTCACCTACGCCGCCGCGGCGGCCGGCGCTTTTTTCTTCTGCGCGCCTACCGGCGGCGGCGGCGGTGTGAGATCGCCGTTGAGATCCACGCCATCCAGGTTGTCGCCTCCCCGCGCAGCCAGCTCGGCCTGGGCAGCCGCCAGCTCCTGCTCGACGTCGATCTCCACGCCCAGGCGGATCGCCATCGCCGAGATGATGCGCAGCGACGTCTCTCGCGTCAGCAAACCCTCTTGCATGGCGATCGCGCACGCCGCGGTCACCTGCTGGATCGCCGCCGCATAGCTGGTCGTGTCCTTCGCGGTCAGCTCCGGCCATTCGACCACCAGCGAATCCATGATCTCCATCTGCTTGTCGCTCAGCGTACCCTCGTCGTCGATCTTCCACAGCTTGCGCACGACGTACTTGGCGACTGATTCGAGCATGTAGCCGATGTAAGTGCGCCGCATCAACATCCGCTTCTCGGTCGGCTCGGTCATGCTGTCGCCGGTCGCGCGGTTCACGTTCTCCGCGCCGCCGAACCAGTGCTCCGGCAGCACGGCGCCGCCCAGCATGTGATTGCGGAACAGGCGCGCGGTGTTGACCGTATCGGCCGAATTGAGCTCCGGCGCCTCGGCCTTCCAGGTTTCGTTTTCGTTGTGCACGCGCACGGCGCCCGGCCGCGGCGCGGTGATCTTCTTCGCCTTCTCGGTAACTTCGTCCGGCGATGCGCCGGTCAGCGTCACGTCCCACATATAGGCGCGCAGGCCGAGCGTGCGGTCGACCTCGCCGAACAGGAACTGATCGTAGGCGTCGAGCCAGTCCATCTGCGCGAGCAAGTCGCTGCGGCCGCGCGTCGCGCTGCTGAGCTCGTTCACGCGGAAGTAGAAGCACTCGCCATCGGTGAACGTCGTGCGGATCTGCTGCGCCGTCTCGGCGAATGCCGTTTCCGGCTCATTGATGATTACGCGGTAGCGCTTGGCCACGCCCTTGCGATTGCGGCGCGTGACGATGCCGATCGGCTGCTCGCGATTGTCCGGATCGGTCACGACGGTTTCGATCAGCGACGGATCGAGGTAGCCGATGCGCACGAAGCCGCTGGTAGCGTCGACGAATGTCGGATAGCACTGCTCGCCGAACATCGCCAGCTCGCGCACCTTCTTCGGCAATTTCAGCGGCCAGTTGTTGATGCCATCCTTCCAGTGCCGCTCGATCGCTTTCTGCGCCTCGTCGTCCTTGATGCGGATCTGCACGCCGTTCGCCAGCATGTAGGCGATCGGCGTCTCGATGATGAAGTTCGCCAGCAGGTTCGTCTCCCACTGGAAGTGCGCCAGGCGCTGCATGCGTTCGTGCGTCAGCGGCGCCAGATCCCGCTGGCCGTCGCCGGTGAGCCGACGCCAGCCGGCTTCATCGTCCTCGATCGTCTGCCCTGCCGCCTCGCGTAAAACGGCCGGCGCCGGCGCCGCCGCAACGGCGCGCTCGGCGGCCTCGGCTGCACGCGCCAGCTCGGCCTGCGCCAGCGGGCTGTCAAACCAGTTTTTTGCGCCGTTCGATGCGTTCACGGTGTTGCGCTCCAGAAAAAGGGCTTCAATCGGGGCAAATCCCGCACAGGACTTTTCGCAAAATGAGACGAAAAGAATTCGCGGGGCATTGCGGCTCTCACGGGGTCGATCGCGACGTGGCGCGTCCTGTGCGGTTTTCGTCTCGGAGGAACATTTGCCCCCGCGGACGGCCGCGCATCGCGTCGGGGATCGCGTCGGCTGGATCGGCGTCGACGGTGGCGCCGGCCGATGGCTGCAGCTGCGACTCGGCGGCATGCAGCGCAAGCATGTGCGCCCAGAACTCGTCCGCGTGGCCGGCTTCGTTCCGGTCGGCATCGAAGCGCGGGTTGCCGGCGATCGTCGTCACGCGCCGCACGGCATGGTGGCTCTCGCGAATATCGCGCGTCTGCGGGATGCGCACGCGCTTGTCCTCGAACATCTGCTTGCCGTGCGTGGCCAGGTGCTGCTTGGTCTCGCCGGTGAACGTCACGCCCTCGACGCGGTATTGGCCCCAGCGGCGCTGCGCCTCCTCGACGATCGGCATGCCCAGGCCCGTCTTATCGATGCAGGCGCGGCGCACGTTGAAGAACTTCATCAGCGCATCGAACGCGTCGAGCTGCTCGGCGAAGCTGGTGCGGCGGAACGTGCGCACCTGGCGGGTCATCATCACGTCGCCGACCTTCTCGTCGACCCACATGACCGACTTGTCCGTCGTGCGTGCGACGTCCCAGCCGAGGAAGCACACGCCGCCCGCGTATTTCGCGACATCGCCGGCGTCAGGCGATTCGCACGCAACGATCAGCTCCCACGGCAACCAGGCCGACGCTTCGTCGATCGGATTGCACATGTATTCCTGCTGCCAGGTGTCTTCATCGCCGCAGGCTTCGCGCTCGGCGTCAATCCACGCCTGGCGTTCGGCCTGCGTGAGCTTGCGGCCGAGGATGCGATCGGCCAGGCCATCGTTCACGGCGTCGATCAGCGTCGTCGTGTGCAGGCTCCACGTCGGCTTGCGCCCTTCGGCAATCGCTTTCTTCGCATCGCTCACCATGCGGTAGTAGCGATTGCCCTTGCCGTTGTAGGTGCTGATGATCCGCACCGGGTAGCCCCATGTGATGATCGGGCGCGCGGCCTTCCACATCGCTTCCTGGTCGGCATGGAACGCGAACTCGTCGAGCACCAGCTTGCCGCCCTTCGAGCGGAACGCTTTCGGATTCGACGACAGCGCGTTGATGCGCCGGCCGGTCGCGAACTGCACCGTCAGCGCCTTGATGTCATCGTTCTTGCTGATCACCGTCTCGCCCAGGTCCTGCGCGGCGATGTTCAAGATGCGCGCCCACTGCGCGACGTAGAGGATGTATTCCTTCGCCGCGCTCTCGTCGGCCGAGGAGAACCACACGTCGAGCGGCTTGTCCGCGCGCGCGGCGTCGAGCGTGTCCTCGTAGCTCTGCACGTAGGACATACCGATGCGGCGCGACTTTTCGTCGATCTTGTAGCGCGACTGGTCCTGCAGCCAGCGCACCTGGTACGGCATGAAGTAGGTGGAGAGCGCTGTCATTGGAGCGACGGCAGATCATCGTAAAGTTCGAGAGGCAGCTGCTTGCCGTCTTCCAACGCGCAGCGGAACCGATGGATGCCGTCGACCGGCACGCCTTCGCCCTCACATCGAATCCAAAGCGCGACCGACTCGGCATTGGGAATCTGCCCGAGCCATTTGCATGCCTCCTGCGATGCGGTGCGATAGCGGTGCAGCGCGAACATCTCGTCGCGCGCGATCTTCCATTTCAGCCACTGGCGAATCGCGCGGATCACAGCAGTCGCAGCTCGCGCTGAATCTCATCGATCGACGCCTGCGACAATCCGAGACGGCTGCCGACCTCGCCGGTCTTCTCGGCCGCTGCTTCTGCAAACATCTTGCGGTCGCGCAAGCGACGCTCGCTGCTCTTCTTCGCGCTGTTCTCGATCGACTCGAGCGCCTTGGCGAACAGCATCAGATCCATCGCGCCGAGTTTCTTCGCCGGCTTGGCGCCCGGTTCGGGCTCCTGCAGCTGCTGCTCGGCGACCTGGTCGAGCGTCGTGAATGCGATGCCGGTGAGCATCTGCGACAGCAATGTCGCCACGTCGCCTTTCGAGTTCTCTCCCAGCTCGGTTACCCAACGGCCGGCAACTTCCTGCGCTTCGCGATAGCGCTGCATCTGTTCGCGCGCGCTCTTCACGTAGCGGCCGACCGCCGACTTCGACACATCGGCGTCGAGCTCGTTGAGCTTGTCCGTGATCTCGTGGATCGTCTTGCCTTCGCGGATCAGGCGATGGCAGATGTCCGCGAGCTCGCGCGGTAGCTTGGCAATGGTGGAGCGCGCGGCCATTACCAGTGCTTTGCTACATAGACGATCACGCCGACGACAATGGCGACGCCGACGATAGCCTTCAGCACGACCGAAATTACCATCGCGCGGAACGCGCGTTCGATATCGCTCATGGCCTCAATCCTCGATGAACTGGATGCCGGGGAAGTCCAGGTCTCCGGTCGTGATGTCGCGACCGCGCGGCGTGATCTTCACGAACTGCACGCCGCTGACATCGCGCGTCTGCACCAGGCCGTGGCGCGAGAGCCAATGCACGTCGACGGCGTGCGTGTCTTCATCGGTCTTGTAGCCGAAGTCGCGCAGCGTCTGGCGCAGCAGCGGCGCGGACATGCCGGCATCGTTGCTCGCGCGCAGCAGCTTCAGGATGCGGCCGCGGCGATAGGGCATGGTCTGTTCGTTCAAGCTGTTCACGGACGTTCACTCCGGCGTAGGGCGAGGTTGTCTTGCACCAGGCGCTGCAGCACTTTCAGCTGCTCGCCGAGTCCCCGGTTTTCGGCTGTCGATTGCGCGCGCGCCGCGGCCAGCTCTTCGGCCACCGTGTTGATGCGCGTGTGCAGCGCGCCCAGGTCGCGCGGTCGCAGCACATGCTTCTCTTCGTTCTCCTGGTGCGATTCGAGCCGGGCGATGTCTTCCCGGATGCTCTCGACCTGTCCCTGCCTTTCGCTCTGCACGGACTCGATGCGCTTGACGCCTGCGCTCACGTCGCCCAGCGTGCGGTGCATTCCGGAGACCGTTTGGCGTAGCTGCGCGATCGAGCGGTCGCTGTGATCCTTGACCGCGATATCGCCGTCGACGATGGCCTTCTTCGCCGCGCGCCAGATCCGCAAGCAGATGATGGCCGCGCCGATCGAGGCGACGCCCGCGATCAAAGTGACAACCGCAGTCCAGTCCGTTTCATGCCCCATTGCGCCGCACCTTCGAGATCTCGTCTTTCAACTCGGTCGCGCACACCCGCTTGATGCGCGCGTGAATCCTCAGCAAACGACGCTCCATGTCGTTCAGATCGTTCTTGCCGTCAGCTTGCCTTTCGTACCCGGACGCCTCGCGCTCCCAACGCAACGCCATCTGGTGCAGCGGCGTATCCCGCTCAGCCGTCATCGCTTACGGGGCCGAGCGAGCGCAGCTGCGTCTTGTCGGCATCGCACTCGCCCAGGGCGTTGCGATAGCCGAGCTTGATTTCGTTCAACTGCTCGTTGCAGAACTCGCGGTGCCCGTTGCCGTTCTGATCCGCGCGCCAGCAGGCGGGGTCCGGCTCGACATACGTGCACGGCTGCACCAGCTTCTTCGGCAGCGGTGCGCGCTGGTATTTCGGCACCTCGACGGTTTCGGTCTTCACCACCGTGCGCGTGGGCAGCAGATCGCAGCCGGTGGCGAGCAGCATGAACAACACGACGAAGACCGCGATAAGGATTTTCCGGAAGGTGAGACGTTGCACTCGCGCCGACTCGTAGAGGTAGCCGGCAACGCCCAGGCCAATAACCAGGCCGATGAGCATGTGGCCGGAATGGCCCGCGAAATCGGGAGGCGTGGTAACGCTGCAGCCGGCCAAGCAGAGCAGCAGTATTGCAGCCGCGAAGATCGCGAGGGCAGCGCAGATGACGCTCGTGACGTAGGCGCCAATTTTCATAGCGAATTCACCCAGCACAGCGTCACCGCGGTGAGAACGATCACGATCACGATGGCCGCGGCCACGGCGCCGGCAGAATCGCGCTCGTCTTTCTGCTCATCGATGTCGCTCACGGGAAGCTCCCGCACGCGGCTTCTTTCGCCCACTGCTTGCACTCCTCGCTGCTCATCGTCTGCTTGAGCGCGCGCAGTGCGGCCTCGTAGGTGTCCTTCGCCTTGGCGGCGACTGCTTCGCGGTCCTTGAGCGCCTTCACCTGGGCGACCTGGTCGACGGTCTGATTCGTCTCGCATTGCGCCAGGCTCATCTTGAGCGCGGTGATCGTCTTGCCGTTGGAGTCGTTCGCATCCTTCTCCTTCGACAGATCCACGGCCTGGGCAAGAGTGCCCGCGTGGTAGGCCATGTAGTGGCTACCGCCGAGCGCCAGGACGATCGCCGCGACCAGGAGGGTTTTCACGTGCAGACCTTCTGCCCTGGCCAGCCCGCCGCGATGTACGCAGGCTCGAACTTGAGCAGGATCTGCGACACGTAGTTGCGGTTCTCGGTGCGCGCGGAGGTGGAACGCGCCGAAGCGCGCTCCACGTTACCGAACCATCTATCAGAATCGAGCCCGGCGCTCGACGCTCGGGCGCGATCGCGGCTCACCCAGCCCAGGCCGCCGTTGTAGGCGGACAAGGTGAAGGCCCACTGATCGCACGGCGTGGCGCTGGCGGCGACATGCTCGTGCAGGTAGTGGTCGTAGCACGTGACGGCGCGCACGCTCCAGTTCGGGTCCCAGGCATCGGGTGGACCGATGTCGGGGCAGATCGAGCGCATCCATTCGGCCGTGTCCGGCGTGAACTCGGCCATGCCCTGCGCATAGGCGCTATGCGCGTCGGCACGCCAGCGGCTTTCCGCGTGCACCTGGGCGCCAATGCGCGCGACCGGATCGGCCGAGCCGAAGCGCGAGATCGCCTCGCGCTGCAGCTTGAACCGATACAGGTAAGCCGTCTGCGGAATGGTCACCGGCTCATTGACCTGGTTGATCGGATAGAAGTCGGCAGTCGCCGCCGGCGCGGCGAGATCCGCGGAATGAGCGTGGCCACAAAAGGCCAGACCAAAAAGCAGCACGACTACGATGCCGATGCCATAGACCGCTCGCTTTTGCTTCGATGTGAGATCGTTGAATTTCACTGGAACAAACCTCCTGCAATGAGAAGCGCGGACACGATGAACGCACGGCGCTTCTCGGATGCCATGCGCTCGATATCCTGCAGTTGGCTCGGGCGGGAGTTCGGATGCAGCAAGCGATCGATCCAGTAGCCCAGGTAGGCCAGCATCGTTTCCTTGCAGATCAGCCAGGCGAGCAGCCCGACCTTCACCTTGTCGGTGGTGGGCACCAGCGGGTTCGGGATCGCGACGACCCACAGGGCGGCGAAGCCGAGCAGCAGCAGCGACACGACGCGCAAGCGGTCGCGCACGGCGGTCGTGATCGGGTGGGAATAGAAAGCCGCGAAGAAAGCTGCGAAGCGCGCGGCGAGAAGCGAGAATTTCGAGGGAGTGTTCATGCCGCGAAGGTTGCGGCATGAACCCTTGGTGAGTCCTTTAACGGACGCTAATCAAGCCGCATTGCGCGGCTCGAAGACTACATCCTAGCAGGAGAATCAAAGACCGGCGAGCCTTCGTCAGTCAGCCGGTTTCGCAGGTCGCATGCTATCCAGTTTCTGGAACATCTGGTTGAGATCGTAGTGCTCGCTGTTCTTTAAGGTAAAGGCGTCATTGCATATTTCATATTCAATCTTGTCGGCGTGACCGATTGCGCGCAACTTCTCTTCCGAGACACCCAGCGTGACTATTTCTTCGATCACCATGCCGCCGCCGTTGCCGACTTCGCCATCGTGTTTTGTGTCCGGCATCTCTAACGGCTTGCCGTCCAACAACCAATGCATGCTATGGCAGCGCAGATACTTCCAGCCATTTTGGATCGATACGAACATGATGATAAAGCCGCCAGGAACAGTGCCATCCGGCTTCACTTTTCCCGTTACGAACAGATCTTGCGATCCCACGCCAGATGGCTTCGTGGTCAGCGAAATCGTCGTTTCGCCTGTGAAGCGATCGCTCTCGGTTTTCACCTCCCCATAGGCAGACGCGGCGAAGAAAAAGGACGATAAAAGTATAAAAAGCCCAGTTCTCATGCTCGATTCCCCTTCCCCGTTAATGACTCGACGATCATCAGCATCAGCGCCACAAGTATGAGTGACGGCAGATCGCCATGCCGGCATGCGACTTTCACCTCACAGCGCTCAAAGTAATCATTCGCCGCGACACGCGCGCGCCCCTTTCCCCGCGTAACTGCAGTTGCCATTCCCGCACTTCCCCCTGTTGCGGTCCTCCTTGACTCGGTTCTTGCTGCCACGACCATTCGCGACGGCTGAATCGAGCGATGTGTGCCGAGAGCCCGGAATGTCTCACCTCTTTACTTTTTTTTGCGTTTCGGCCGTTCCTCGTGAATGAAGTCGCGGCCCGCCACACGCGCATTGTCCGAGCCTATCGCCATATAGCTACCGGACTCGTTGAGTGTCGAGTTGGCACGCATTGCCGGATGAATCAAGACGCGATCCAGCTCACTCGGGTCAGCCGGATCATTTGCTCCCTCGATCATACGTTCAGCAGAGGCATTGGCAGTAGCGATCAGATCCACCTCGCTGTGAGGGTCACTGACGACCTGGTTGTAGAGACGGCAGACATGCCGCGTCCGGAACGCGATGGATTCGGGTGATTTCGGCCTGACAGCCTTATACGCCTGACGCAGTGCAGCTTCACAGATTCCGAAAGTGGTCAGGTCGATGTCGCGTAACGTTTTTTGCCCGGTCAGCACATAGAGCACATCTACCCCAGCGGCTGAAACTCCCGCCAAATAGTTCGCGTCCGGTGTGCGCTTATCGCCCTCGTAATTTCCCTGCGCGTTTGTCGCGACGCCGCCGCGCGCGCCAAGCGCTTCTTGGGATAGGCCAAGCCGCTTTCGCTCCGCCTTCAGTCTATTGCCGAGTGCCATGTAACCCCGTCTGAGTTGACGATATATCCAATTGAGTGTAGGGTGCATTCACCGCTGTTCAGGCAGCGGCAAAAAATACGACACGGTGTCGTATTTGAGGACCATCAATGCTCCCAGCCGAAATCAAATTTCGCCTCGCCATTGCCGAGCCGCAGCCCTATACCCAGGCGGCAATAGCCACCGAGTGCCGCGTGGCGAACTCGATGGTTTGGGACGTCATCCACGGCAACCGGCGCAATGACCGCGTTGCCTTACGCATAGCCGAAATCCTCCTCAGAAAGCCCGCAGACATCTGGCCGAAGGTCTATGGCCCAACAGCCAAACGCCGTCCGCTACGCAACCGCGCCATCCCGCTGAACCAGATCGCTGTGGCCGGCTGATCAATGCGCAGGGGGACATTTAACGGCGAGCAAGCCATTTGCGCAATAGCAAACCTTGGCCGCGATTGTGCGGCCATCGAATCAGGGGTTTCCAATGTCTAAGCGAAATTGGGCGAAGTATCGCCCCAGCTCGCTGCAGGATGCGATTGAAGCCTGCGTCGAGTTCGCGCGTGAGCGCCATCAGATGTCGATCGACCGCATCGCGGAGGCGATGGGAATAGCGAGCAAATGGACGCTCTACAAGTACATCGAGAGCGCCGGCATCCCGGCCCGTCTGATCCACCCCTTCGAGAACGCTTGCCGCTGCACCTTCATCACGCAGCACCTGGCATCGGTCGCCCGCAAGCTGCTCATCGATCTGCCGAACGGCCGCAAGGCAACGCCGGCTGACATCCATGAAGTGCAGGACTCGTGCACGGCAGCGATCGGCGCGCTGCTCTCGTTCGCGAAGGGGAAGGGCGATGCCGCCTACACGCTGGCTGCAGTTACCGACGCCATTGAACGCCTCGCGCGCGAGCGCGCCGAGGTGGAACGCCATGCCCAGCCGGAGCTTGCCCTCACATGACCGCCGATCGCTACATCAACGCCGCGCAGCAGCGTGTGCTCAAGATTCTGCTGATGCTCGCTGGGCACGAAGTGAACGGGCTCCTGCCCAGCGAACTGGCCAAGGCTATGCGCACGAGCAACAGCAACATCACGCGCGACCTGGCCAACCTGAAAGAAGCCGGCATAGCCGAACAGCGCGAGGAAACCGGCGGCTGGGCGCTTACGACACGCGTAGCGCAGATCTCAGTGAAGGTATTGACCGCGATGAACAAGGCCAAGGAGCACCTCGACGAAATGCAGAAACGCTACGAGACGCGCCGCTAATCAACCTAACCCCTGGGGAAGCAAAACCAACATGGCCCGCCCACGTAAGACCCGCTCACCCGAAGCAATCAAAGCCGCAACAGCAGCAGTCAACGAACAAGCTCTCGACGATTCGCGCAACGCCCTTGTTCAGCGCACCTCTGAACTGAGCGTTATCGATCTGCGCTACGCGATCGAGGGCGAATACGATTTCAACAAGATCGACGCGATGCTGCCATCGGTCATGAGCATGAGCGTGGCGTCGGCACTATGGATTGGCCGCGCTCTGATCCTGGTCAGAGAACATGAGAAGCACGGCTCATATCTACCTTTCCTGCAGAAGCACGGCATTCATCAGCGCACTGCGCAGCGCTATGTGGGCCTCGCCAAGCGTTTTGGCACGAGTGAACAACGCAAGGTGATGCTCGGCCGGCTCGGCATCGCCAGCGCGCTTGAGCTGTGGGGCGAATCCGAAGAGACCATCAACGCAATGGCTTCCGACGAAGACCACGAGGTCTATTCACTGTCACGCGAGGAAATCCGCAAACGCTACGACAAGAAGGATAAGGCGATCGCGAAGCTCGAACAAAAGCTCGAAGCCACTGATCACCTGCTCGCCGACAAGAACAAAAAAATCGACGACCTCGATCGAATGCTCAAAGGTCGCGATGCCGAGTCGCCGCTCGAACGCGCCACACACTTGCTCACGGCGATCGACGTCATGGTCATGGACCACGCGAAGCTGTGCAATGACCTGTTGAGCGCGATCGACAGGATCTACGAAATCCAGTCCGACCCCGATCAAGCAATCCGCACACGGATCAACCAGGCGGCCGACCACGTCGTGGAAACGGCGCGCGGTCTCGAAACGTTCTGCAGCGCATAAAAGGGGATCGGGGATGCAATCGGGGCAATCGAGGGAGTTCGCAGAACTCGACTATTTGCGCGGCCTGGCGCAGCGGCTGGACGCGCTGGAGCAAGGCCGCCGCGGCGCGCTCATCGAAGATGCCGCGCAACTGCTTGGCTGCACCGGCCCCACGGTGTATGCCCGCCTGAAGAAAATCGGTTGGACGTCCGGCCGGAAACAACGCTCCGATCGAGGCACCAGCAAGGTGCCCGCCGACCAGGTAAAGACCGTCGCGGCGCTGATGCATGCAACGCATCGCCAGAACGGCAAACGGCTGATGACGTTCAAGCATGGCGGCAGCATGGCGCTATCGAACGGCCTGCTCGACGCGCCCGTGTCCCCACAGACGCTATCGCGCCAGATGAAGCGCATCGGCTGCCACCCCGAGCAGATGGGCCGCGCGACGCCGCACGCGTCGATGAAGAGCCTCTACCCGAACCACGTGTGGCAGCTCGATGCGTCGCTCTGCGTTCTGTACTACCTGCGCGGCGGCAAGGTCGGCGTGATGGACGAGCGCAAATTCAACATCCGCAAGCCGCGCGACGTGGTGAAGGTGATGAAGGATCGTGTGCTGCGCTACGCGCTTACCGATCACTGCTCGGCATCAGTGTTGGCGCGCTACTACCAGACTAGCGGCGAGGATCAAAAGACGCTGCTCGAGTTCTTGATCCACTCGTTTCAGCAGCGCGGCAGTGACCCGATGTACGGCGTGCCGCACATGCTCGTATGGGACAAGGGCTCAGCCAACCAAAGCCACGGCATCGAGAACCTGCTCACGCAGCTGCAGGTGCGGCATTGGACGCACATCGCCGGCAACCCGCGTGCCAAGGGCCAAGTGGAAGGCGTGCACAACATGATCGAGCGCGGCTTCGAGAGCTGCCTTTCCTTCGCGCGCATCGATTCGGTTGAGCAGTTGAACGCTGAACTCGACATTTGGCTGCGCGCAGTCAATGGCTCGGAAATCGTGCGCCGCACCGGCATGACGCGCTGGCAGAAATGGCTGGAGATTGAAGGCGCCACGCAACTACGCATAGCGCCGCCAGCGCCGGTACTTCGCACGCTCGTGCATAGCAAGCCGCAGAAACGCACGGTCAAGGGCAACTTCCACATCCAGTTCACGGTGAAGGATTTCGAGCCGGCGTTGTATTGCGTCAAGCACGTCGAAGGCTTGTACGTCGGCGATGAAGTGACGGTGGCCGTGAACCCGTACCGCGCGCCCTCAATCTTCGTTATCGGCAAAAACGAGGACGGCAGCACGCGCTATTGGGAATGCGATCCAGCGCAGATCGACAAGCACGGTTTCCTGGCCAACGCGGTGCCGTTCGGCGAGCGCTACGAAGCGCCTGCCGACAGTCATGTGGACACTGCGCGCAAAGACCTCAACGAGGTGGCCTTCGGCGAGCGCGACGCGCTCGACGCGCAAGCAGCACGCGCCAAGGGACGCATTGCTTTCGATGGCGCCGTAGACCCGTTCAAGGACCTCCACGAGCGCGCCGTCGACGTGCCGGCGCATATCCCGCGCCGCGGTACGGAGATTTACCTGGCCAATCCGTTCCATGTTGAGGAACGGCCGCTGACGCTGGTGGATCTGGCGCTTGAACTGCGCGGCCGCCGCGGCACCGGGCTATTGCTCGCTGAGCGCGAGCGCGTGATCGCGCTGTATCCGGAAACCATTCCGCTCGACGCTTTCAACGCACTGATCGAGCAGCTCCTGCGCGGCGAACTGCCCGCGCTTTCCGACCAAGCCCCCGCCGCGGCCACACCGCCGCGGCTCTATGCCGTGAGGTGATTCCATGAGAGCAACGATTTCCTATCGCAAGCCGACGATCCTGCATGAAGCGGATTATGGCGAGTTCTTCGGTGTTCCCGGCAATTGTTTCTTGGGCGAATGCGTTTATGCGCGCGCCTGGGACCCTGCCGGCAATACCGACGACGCGCATCCAAATTTTCCCAACTGCATGGCGATCGCTGTGGTCGCGTGTCGCGTCAACCGCGATGAGCACGGCCATATGGATGTGGGTCACATCATTCGATTGCCGATCGACACGCCAATTACGCTTCTAGATCAAGTCGAGCCGCTCGCTTTCCGCGAGCGCGTCGGGCGCGCTGATTCCGTCGCAATGAAGCCCGAGACTGAATTCGCGCTCAGGCCAGCTTTCGGCGGCGAATCTTTCCTTGTGGTGCCGAAGAAGGCGCACTTCTCGGCCGACATCAATCTCGACGGCCGCACGCTCGATACCGAGCGCGTCCTGGACGGCTTCCGCCGCCTCATCAATGACTGCCTCAGCGACGTCGGCGCCAGCGAGAAGACGTGCAGCGCGTGCGGAGCCGGCGCGCTGCTCAAGGGCGCAACAGATTGCCCGCAATGCGGCACCTCAACCAACGTCCGCGGTGCCGAGGCATCACCGCGATCGTAACAACCGCGCCTCACCCGCAAGCCCCCAACCAGGAGAAGCGTCACATGTCTACCGCAGCCCCCCAAGCCCAGCTCCACACGCAGCATCACCGCGTGCCGATTCGCACCGCGGCCAACCAGGCGCGCGCGCTGCGCCTGCACCACATGAAGCCCGGCGATCTGTTCCTCGCCAGCCCCGATCGCAACCGCGTTCTCGCGCTGCTTTCGCACGAGCAGATCGACGTGCGCGACGCGAAAGACCTGTGGTGCGTCGTCATGCACGCGCAGCCGTACACGGGCACGCCGCCGGGCTCGCTGATCAAGCTGCCGCACGAGGCGCCGGTGTTGCGCGTGTCGATGCTCTCGGCGCCGCTGTTTCAGCCGGAGGAGTAATTCGGATGAAGAGCGGTCGCCCGATCACCAGCGAGCGCAGCGCGGCGCCTTACCGGCTCCACGCGATTCTCGCTCGGCACAAGATCGAACACTCCGACGTGCGCGCGCGCATCCGCTTCGAGAGCGGGCGCAACGCCGGTCAGCCCCTGTCGCCGTCGACGCTGTCGACGCTGATCAATCGCCGCGAATGGCCGCTCACGGTCAGCCAGGGCGCGATCAAGCAGAAGGTGGCGCAGCTGCTCGCCGAACGCGGCGTGCCGCAGGAAGAGATCGAAGAAGCCTGGCACATCGACGGCGACCAGGTCGCCGCCGATGCCCAGGCCCACTCCCGCAAATCACGGACCAGCCGGCCGAACGCCAATTCAGAGCCGGTTGATCCGCCTTTCGACTTACCGGAGGCAGACATGCTATCGCAAGACGCACGCGAGCACTTCAAGCTCGCGCAGAGCCCGTTCCAGAACGACATCCAGGGTCCCGGCGACGTCTATCTCGCGCGCGACCAGCGCTACATCCGCGAGACGATGTACTACGCCGCGAAGCATTCCGGCTTCGTCGCCATCGTCGGCGAAAGCGGCAGCGGCAAGACCACGCTGCGCCGCGATCTGCTCGAACGCATCAAGCGCGAGGGCGAGCCGATCGTCGCGATCCAGCCGCAGACCGTCGACAAGACGATGCTGACCGCCGCGCACATCTGCGACGCGATCGTCGCGGATCTGTCGACCGAGGCGCCGAAGCTCACGCTCGAAGCCAAGGGTCGGCAGATCCAGCGCATCCTGGCCGCCAGCTCGCGCACCGGCAACGCGCACGTGCTGATCATCGAAGAGGCGCACGACCTCGCGGTCGGCACGCTGAAATACCTCAAGCGCTTTTGGGAGCTGGAGGACGGCTTCCGCAAGCTGCTCGGCATCATCCTGGTCGGCCAGCCCGAGCTCGGCGATCGCCTCGACGAACGCCGCAACTACGACGCGCGCGAAGTGATCCGCCGCTGCGAAGTCGCGCGCCTCAAGAGCCTCAACGGCAACCTGGAGGAATACCTCGCGCTCAAGTTCAAGCGCGTGGGCGTGGCGCTCTCCGACATCTTCGAGGCCGATGCGTTCGACGCGATCCGCGCGCGCCTCACGCGCAAGCGCGCGGGCACGGGCGAGGTCGAGTCGCACCTGTATCCGCTCGTGGTGCACAACCTCTGCATCAAGGCCATGAACCAGGCCGTCGACCTCGGCCTGCCGAAGGTCAACGCGCAGCTGGTGGGGAGGGTGTGATGGCCGACAACTTCGTCTTCGCATTCTGCTGGGCCACGGGCGCGATCGGTTTTGCCCGCAAGGTTCCACGTGGCGCGATCGGCATCGCGCGCGGTCCTCGCACGACGTTGCGCAACCTGGTCGAAGGAACGGCGCGCCTTGCCTACGACAACAAGACCTTGCTCGTGCCAGGCATTCCCGAAGCGCCGAACCAGACGCGCGGCATCGATGCATTGCACGAGTACATGAAGTGGATCGCCAAGCACGATCGCGTCGGCGTCAAGGTGCTGATGCAGGAGGGCGCGTGATGGCCGCGAAAAAGAAACCCGTGCATTGCACCGCCAAGCGCTCGATCCGCGCGCAGATCGGCCTGGTCAAGTGCTGGGTCACCACCGCGGCGGCCGACATCCGCCGCAACGATCGCATCGACGCGCTCGATTCGCTGCGCATGGCACGGAAGGAGATCGACCGCGCGCGCAAGTCGATCATGGGGGTGCTGCCATGAGCGTCGCCCTGCGCTCCAACGCCAGCTCGCCCTCTACGCCGCATCAGCGCCCCTACATCCGCACGCTGATGGATCGCGTGGAGATCGACTCGCTGTTCGCCACGCTCTTTCATCGCCGCTTCTTCGAGGCCGCGAACCTGCCGGCGCCGACGCCGGGCGCGAAGCTCGACCCGACGCTTGAGGCGCTCACGCGCGCCCAGGGCGTCCGCCCTGATCGGCGCGTTGCGCAAGGAGGTGGGCGATGACGATTAAACGCCTGATCTTCCTGGCGGTGCTCGCGATCCTGGTCATCGCCGCGATCCGCTGCATCGACGCCTTCGTCCGCGACGCGGCTTGCCTCCTCGCGCACAGCAACGAAACGACTCTGAAGCAGGCCGACCAATGAGGACCAAAGCCATCACGATCATCCTGATCGCCGCGTTCCTTTTCACCTGCATCTTCATGGCCGGGAGAGCCTCCGTCGACGGCACGCCCAGCCCGCGCTGGTCGCCGTCGATGCCGCGCGCACTCCCCGATGGCGTCACGAAGTTCCATGACGCCAGCGATGAGGTCACCTGCTGGATGACCGGGAAACGTCTCTCTGTTTCGTCCGTCGCCATCTCATGCCTGCCGGATCGCGCGCTCACCCGCGGCCGCATCGAAGGCGGTGCGCCATGAGACGTTCGGCGACTTACCAGCAACAGTGCACGCCCGATCGGATCACGGCCGTCCTTCGGACCACGACCGAAACCTGCACGGCCGACGAGATCGCGTTCGTGCTCGGAGTCTCCCGGCAAGACGTGCAAAAGGTGATTGGCCCAATGGTCGTCGCCAAGATCGTCGACCGCCACCACATCTCCGATGGAACGCTGCGCTATTGCCTCAACAGCCTGTACTTGGCGGGGCGCCCGGCGACGCAGCGCCGCGAAGGCGGCAGCATCAACCAGGCAATCCTGCATTGCCTGGGCGAGGCCGCCCAGCCGCTGACCGCCAACCAGATCAACGAGCGCTCCGGCGTCGACAAGGTGACCATCTATAGCCGCCTGCCGCACCTGATCAACAACGGCGATGTGATCCGCGGCGGCACGCGCCCGAATCTGAATTTCCGGCTCGCCACATCCGAGGAACGCCAGCGCGCACGCGCGCTTATGGTTTCCGTCGATGCGCATCTCGACGTGGTGCTCGACGAGATCGGCCGCATCGCCGTGCACCCGGATGCCTCGGCCCGCGGCAAGGCATTCCTCGCGATCAACGCAGCAATCTGCCGTCATGTTGAAGCCGCAGAAGGGCTGTCGCAGCAGAGCGCATCGTCATGCTGATCCCCGACGCAACCCTCAACTATTGGGCCGAGCGCTTCGTGCTCGCCGGCGGCGCCGCGCTGATGCCGTTCGAGCAGTTCATGGCGCTGCCGCTGGCGGTGCGCGAACGCCGCCTGGAGCATCTGCAGGCGATCGACTCGCACGATCTGCAGGAGCGCCTCGAACGCGCACTGCCCGATGCCGCCTGGCATGGTCCGGTGTTCATCGACCCTTTCCATCACGGCGTGCGCAGAGGCCGGCACGCGTGGTTTCGCAACGATCGCAATCACGTCTAGGAGAACCGCTCATGCCGTCAGTCGATAAAAGCCAGTTTGTCGCGGTTGGGGAACCGAAGCCCGCGCGCAAGCGCACGTCACGCAAGACGCTTTTCCTGCAGGCCATGCTGCTCGTTTGCATCGTCGCCTCCGCATTCGTCGGCGGCATCGGCTGGTCGAACGCACGGGTCACCGAGTTCTACGTAATGGAAGCGCGCGCCGGTGCGATTCGCATCGGCGCCAGCGAAGCACGCGCGCAACAGAACGAAGCGCAAGCACTCGCGCTGCTCAACCAGGCCAAGGCCGAATACCAGCGCGCGCGCCAGCGCAACCAGCAGCAACCACAATCGCAGCGCATCGAGAACGGGACCCATGCAGATCCGATGCGGCAACTGTAATGCCAGCCAATCGCTGGAGGTCGCGATCGGCGTCGAGTCGGCACGCGGCGCCTTGGGCGTCGCACTGCAGATGCCAGCGCCGTTGCATCGCCCGCTCGTGCAGTACCTGGGCATGTTCCGCGCCGCAGGCCGAGCGCTCGCGTTCGACCGCGTCGAGAAGCTCTTGACCGGCCTGCTGCCGATGCTGGAATCGCAAACCGTCACGCGCAACGGCCTCACGCGTGCATGCCCGGTCGCGCTCTGGCAGGCCGGCTTCGAGCGCATGGTCGACCAGCGCGACAACGGCAAGCTGCAGCTCCCGCTCAAGTCGCACGGCTACCTCCTCGAAATCGTCGCCGCGCTCGCCGACCAGGCCGGCGCCAAGGAAGAGAAAGCGCAAGAGGCAACCGTGCGCAGCGGCAGCGCGCGCGCTGATGGCGACAAGAAGCTCGAACGCCTGCAGGTGATTTCGCAGGCCCGCGGCGAAATCGACCTCGGCCTACTGACGCTCGATGCCGCCAAGCAACGCCTGCGCGAAGCAGGCATCAATCCGGAGGTGCTCGATGGCTGAGAAGCCGCGTCGCGTGCAACTGTCTCGCAAGAAGGGCTGGACGTTGCCGCCCAACACCGCGAAGGTCGATCGCTCGACCCGGTTCGGCAATCCGTGCCTGGTCGGCCGGTTCGCATGCGATACCGTCGAAGAGGCCATTGCAACATTCTCGCGCTGGGTTCATCGCGACGCCGGTTTCGAGCAGCTCGATTCCTATTCGCTGAAGCTGCTCGATCGAGCGCTCGGCAAGCCGCCAACGCTCGCTGAAATCAAGGCGCAGCTGCGCGGCAAGAACCTCGCCTGCTGGTGCGCGCTCGATGCGCCGTGTCACGCCGATGTCCTCCTGGAGATCGCCAATGCCGACAGATAACGTTATCTGCCGCGACGCATTGCTCGCCGCGCTGCGCAACCATATCGGCCGCAAGCAGGGCGTCACGGTTACCGCGCTCGCGCGCGAAGTGCTCGGCCGCGAGCCGACGCGCGGCGACGAGAGAATCGTGCGCCGCCTGGTGGTCGAGCTGCGCCTCGAAGGCCACCATGTCTGCGCGCACCCGGCCGATGGCTACTACCTGGCCGCGAACGCCGAGGAGCTCGGCGACTGCATCGCGTTCCTGCGCGATCGCGCCATGAGCTCGCTCTCGCAGATCGCCGCGATGAAGCACGTCTCGGTGCCCGACCTGTTCGGCCAGATGCATCTGCCGACGTGACGGACCTGGACCAGCTCATCGGCCAAGCACAAGCGCTCGCGGGTTTCCCGCGGTGCCGGCGCGGCGAACATCTCTGGACCATGACCGGCGGCCGCCGTTGCCCACGTGTACCCGAGGCCGCCGATATCAACTGCAGCCAGGTCGTTTACGAGTGCGCCGCATGCGGCGAGGTCGACTACGGCTATCGCGGCGGTCCGGCTCATCGCGACTGCTTCATCCATTGCCCCAACGAAACACAGTTGCACGAACTGACGCTGGAAGCCCAAGCCCCCCGCAGGCCCGCCACGTCACAAGGATCAACCATGAACAAGCTACTGAACACTGCGCCGGCCACGATCGACGACATCGAGCGGCTCACCAAGGTCTTCGCCGGCGCCCGCGCCGAGCTGGCTGATCGCGTGGACGGACTGCGCGTAGAACAAGAGGCTGCGAAGCGCCGCCGCCTGCAGGGCATCAAGAACTCGATCGAGCGCGCCGTCGCCGCGCGCGCCGAGCTGCATGACGCGATCGCCGGCAATCCCGGCCTGTTCGAGAAGCCGAAAACGCGCGTGCTGCATAATATCCGCGTCGGCTTCTACAAGCAGCCGGGCAAGCTCGAAATCGCCGACGACGAAGCCTGCGTCGCCGCGCTGCGCAAGCTCTACGGCGGCGAAGCCGACGCCTACATCAAGACGACGGAAAAGCCGATCCACGCCGCGCTGAAGAACCTGCCGGCCAAGGACCTGGCCAAGCTCGGCATCGGCCTGGGCGACGACGTCGACGCGGTGATGATCAAACCCGCCGACGATGCCGTCGACAAGCTGGTCGACGCGCTCACCGGCGACATCGAGCTCGAAGCCGAGGCCGAACGCGCATGATGCCGAGCTCGCTGCAGATCGGCAGCGGCGGCCGCTGGCGCGTCGTGCTGCAATTCGACGAGACGCGGCGGCCGGAGATCGAGGACGCCGCCGCATCGCTCTCTCGCGCCGCCGGTGGCCTGCGCCTGCGCATCGTTGATGCGGACGGTAACGTTCGCCACCTCAATGCCTACGGCGCCTTTCGCGCGACCGGCGGCATCAACTCGTGATGAACCTTACCGCCATGCGCGAACTCGTCGACCTCTGCACGTTCGAGGGCTACGCATTCAACGTCAGCGTCGGCCACGGCGGCATCTACCTGCAGGCGACCTACGTCGAGGCCGACATCGTGACCGGCGCACCGGAGACGCAGCACACGCGCAAGTGGCTGCTCTCGCCAATGATGACTCGCAGCGAGATCGTGCAAACGTGCTTCAAGGCGGTCGCGACCAGCATGGAGCACCGCGCTCGCGAGGGTTTCAAGTACCGCGGCAAGCGCGTCTTCGGCCCGCACTTCGACGTCGAGGCGCTTTGGCAGATCTGCGCTGATGGGCGCTTCGACGTTCGGCCGGAGGTCCAGGCGTGAAGAGTCGGCGCGCCTGGACGAAGCAAGACGATCGCGCGCTTCGCCGGTTGTGTGCGCGCGGGTTGCGCGCAAAAGAAATCGGCAAGGCGATGGGCCGCGACTGCAGGCTGATACGTGTGAGAGCAATTCGCGCCGGACTCGATCTCGCGCGCAAGTTCATCCGGACAAAATGGTCGCGCGCTGAAATCGTTGCGCTCAAGGCAGCCTATGCCGACACAACCACACAGGAGATCGCACGGCGGCTCTCGCGCACGTTGAGCAGCGTCTATCGCGAAGCGAGAATTCTCGGCCTCAAGAAATCCGCGGCGTATCTTGCCGGCCCGGCGGCGTGCCGTCTTCGGCGTCGCGAGAATGGACGGCATCCGGGGCAGCAGTACTGGTTTCCGAAAGGGCACGTTCCGGCGAACAAGGGACTGCGTCGCCCAGGCTGGTCGGCTGGGCGTATGACCGAGACGCAATTCAAGAAAGGCCGGCAGGCGCAGGCCGCGCACAACTACCGGCCGATCGGCAGTGAGAAGGTCGATCGAAAACGCGGCGTGCTGATGCGCAAGGTGACCGACGATCCGTCGATCTTTCCAGTCAAGCGCTGGAGGCCTGTGCACGTATTGGTCTGGGAGGCAAAGCACGGAGCGATTCCCGCCGGGCATATCTGCGTTTTCAAGCGTGACGCGAAGACGCTGGTCTGCAGCGAGATCACGGTCGATCGGCTCGAAGTCGTTTCCCTCGCGGAAAACATGCTCCGCAACACCATTCACCACCTACCGAGGCCGCTGGTCGAAGTGATCATGCTCCGCGGGGCCCTTAACCGAAAAATTCGCAACCGGACTCGCCATGAAGAACAAGATGCAAGACCTTCGTGATCACCTATTCGCCGAGCTTGAGCGCCTCGGCAGCGAAGACAAGCCGCCGCAGGCCGCAGATCTCGCTCGCGCGAAGGCGATCAGCGAAGTCGCCGGCAAACTGATCGATACGGCGCGCGTCGAGGTCGAGTTCCATAAGGTTCGGTCCAGCATCGCGGGCCTGGAAAGGAAACCGCACTCAGACTTCCTGGAAGGTGGCTCGAAAGCGCTGCCGGCGCCGACCGCAAAATGAAAGCCGCGCGGTCCGCCAAATCCCCGCGCTCGACCGAGCTGGCGAAGATCCACATCGGCGCCGAGCAGCTCGGCCTGCGCCGGCACGGCGATGACTCGGCCTATCGCGACATGCTCTGGTCGATCGCCCGCGTGCGCTCGGCCAAAGACCTCGACGCCGGCGGCCGCCAGGCGGTGCTCAAGCACTTGCGCAATTGCGGCTTCACGGATCACTCACCGAAGGCCGGCGCCGAGCGCTACAAACGCGGCACGCCTGCCGCGCTGATACGCTGGCTATGGACAGACCTGGCCAACAAGGGAATCGTCCAGGACCGCTCCGATCGCGCCCTGCGCCGCTACATCGCCAGGCACGCCAATGTCGCCGGCCCGGCTGGCTTCGATGAGATGGCTCCGCAACACCTGACGCGGAGTGCCGCGAGCGACGTCATCGAGCAGCTCAAGGGCTGGCTCGCGCGCGGAGCCTCGCCATCACCAGCCGCGGCCGAAAAATCGGCCTCACCATCACCGCCGCAGGCCGCCGAATGAGCGCCAACTTCGACCGCGTCGCCACCTTCATGCGCGAGCTCGCCGACACCATCGCGCGCGGCGTCAAATCGCGCGTATCCGAGCTGTCCGAAGGGCGCGCCGTCGAGATCGGTTTCGAGATCGCCAGGGAAGCCTGCGAGGAGTACGGCGGCCAGCTGCTCTACGTGCCGAAGGGCCATGCGCTGCAGATCACCGAGCGCGACCGCTCGCTCTACGAGTTCTACATGGCCAACGGCCGCGACATCGTCGCCACGGCGAAGAAGTTCGAGGTCTCGATGCAGACCGCTTACCTGCGCATTCGTCTCGTCGTAGCCGCCGACATTGCTGAGAGACAAGGAACTCTGTTTTCCGGCCAAGTTTGACCGCAAGCCCCCGCGGGTATTCCCCCTCATCACCACGTGAAAAGGATTACCCATGAAAGCTCGTTCCAAACCCCACGCCACCGGCTGGCGCCCTGATCTGCCGGACGTCCGCGATCACCTCTACGCGGCCAGCATCCACCACGCCAACGAGAAGGCCAAGGCGCTGCCTGCGGCCGTCGACCTGAGCACATCGCCGCATATGCCGCCGATCGCCGACCAGGGCCAGCTCGGCAGCTGCACCGCGTTCGCGACGTGCGCCGCGTTCGATTACCTGGACTCGACCAGCGGACAGCCGTTCGAGTCGCCGTCGCATCTGTTCCAGTACTACAACAGCCGTGCGCTGGAGCACACCACCAGCGAGGACGCCGGCTCCTCGATCCGCGATGCGATCAAGGTCACCGGCAGCGACGGCATGTGCCATGAGACGCTATGGCCCTACAACATCGCGAAGTTCCGCACCAAGCCGACGAAGCCGTGCTTCGCCGATGCCAAGCACTACGTCGTATCTCAATATCTGCGCGTCGACAGCACTAGTCTGATCGAGTTGAAAACCTGCCTCGCGGCCGGCTTCCCGATCGTGTTCGGCGCCACGCTGTATGCCAGCTTCGAGCAGCCCGGCCCGAACAGCCGAGGCGAGATTCCCATGCCGAAAAATGGCGAGCAGATTCTCGGCGGACACGCCCAGGTGATCGTCGGCTACGACGACGCCAGGAAGATGTTCAAGGTGCGCAATTCATGGGGCGCCAGCTGGGGCGTCCACGGTCACGAATGGATGCCCTACGCCTACCTCACCAACCTCAACCTGGCCGACGACTTCTGGACCCTGCGCAAGCTGGCCTGACGTGTACGAATAGCACCTGGCCGGCGGTTGACGCCGCCGGCCTTCGCGACCAAGATTTAACCGACTTCATGGAGCCCCGCCAATGCACACCTCACTATCGATTCACCTGGTCGGCGGCCCGGCCGACGGTCAGACCCGTGCTGTCAAGATACCGGCGCCGCGCACGCTCGATGTCGAGCCGCCTGACGCGCGCGTCCGCTACCGCTACACGCTCCGGTCGTTTTTTTTCTTCTACACTGAGACCGTTGCCTATGTGGCTGATGGCATGAACGTAGACGAGGCCGGCGCCACGCTCTTCAAGCGGCTCAGCCCGCCGCGCGAGCCCCGCACAGGCCCGCCGACGATGGGACCCACCGAGCGGCCGCGAACATAGCCAAATGCGCTACCTGGAGCGCCTTTGCTGTGGCGCAAATAGTTTTCATTTTTCCTTCCCACTTCTTCCCTTGGTTGCCCACCATTTCCCAGTTATCTCGTGTTCCTCAGTGGAGTTATCGTGTGCCCCGTCAACTTTTTGGGCAATGCCAAAAAGTGACCCGCTCGGCCGCAGGCCGAG